CGGCGGATCGTCTCCTCAAGCGTGATGTTGCCGAAGCGCAACTCAAGAAGCAGATGGAACAAATGGAAGACCCGCTCCTACAGATGCAGAAGCGAGAACTGGATATCAAGGAATCCCAGGTCCAGTCGAAGATGCAGACCGACGCAGCCCGTATCGCCGCCGATCTCAAGAAGGCGAAGATGCGAGAGGAGACGGCTCAGAACCGAATCGACTCCGACCAATTCATTCACGGCTTCGATAAGTCCGTGGAGGTTCAGTTGGATCGCGAATCTCGTGGCGAGAAGCAGAAGGATCGCGATTCCAAGGAACTGGTGGAAGGTTTGAAGATCGGCGCGGCGGCTACCGCGGCGGCCCAAAAGGCGTCTAAGGAGTAATCGTTGGGTAAATCCTGGAGCGAGTTGTTCCGAGAGAACATCCGCGAACGCATGAATGAGATTACCGACGATGTCGCAACTGGTTCCGCAAAGGACTACGCGGATTACATGAACAAAGTGGGTGTCATCACAGGTCTTGCCCTCGCGGAGAGGGAGTTCCTCGACATCATGGAAAGAATAGAGAGGTCTGAGGATGGCTAGTTATAAGAGTAAGAGGGGCGCTCGGAACATTTCCAGAGCGCGTAAGAAGAAGCGGGATACAAAGAAGGCGTCCTTTGACGCGGATGTGTCGGCCTTGGAGGCCGAGACGAATGCTGCTCGTGAAGCCGCTATCCGCGCAGATATTGATAAGTCGATCCAGAAGGGCGGGACGGACATCATGCCCCTTGTCAATAAGAGAAATGCGGAGTCTGCCGTTAAATCTCGAAAGAGATCTGAGCTTGAGGCTCTTGGCTTCGGATCTACCTACCCCGATATGTATGCTTTCGGCGGCCCGGTGGGCGGCAAGAGCGCCAAGGGTCGCGATGGAATCGCGAGCCGCGGTAAGACCAAGGGTCCCAGCCGGGTCTACTAGCAGATATTATCTTTTCACTCGTAGTGAGTGCAGGGGAACGACGGACCCCTAAATCCGTTGCAGCCAAAGGATTGACATGGGAGTCGAACCGGTCATCGATATTGACCACGAAGACGAGGACTACGAAAAGATTCTAGAAGAGGTTGGAGACAACCTTCCGAGCCCGGAAGGATGGAAGCTGCTGATCGCACTTCCGAAGGTCTCAAAGAAAACCGCCGGAGGAATCTACAAGCCTGAGAACGTACTTCAGTACGAAGAGACGGGGAGCATCATCGGACTTGTTGTCAAGGTGGGGCCTCTCGCATACGAAGATGCACGAAAGTTTCCGAAAGGTCCGTGGTGCGATGTAGGGGACTACATCATCATGCGATCCTACTCGGGAACTCGAATGAGAATCGCAGGCCAGGAGTTTCGTCTTATCAATGATGACACGGTCGAAGCAACCGTGAATGATCCCAGAGGTGTAATGAAAGCCGTATGAGCACGGAACAACTTACAAGTAATCCGTTGGGCGGCCCGGAAGAAGACAAGGTTATCGCCGAGTTGGATTCCGCAGATGAGAACCTTGAGATAGAGGTCAGTGATGACCGACCTGAAGGGGATCGCGTTGCCGCGCGAGACCTCGGAGCGTCGGGCAACGAGGAGGACCTTCGAGGACTGACGAAGTCAGTCCAGAAGAGAATCAACAAGCTCAAGTACGACTACCACGAAGAGCGCAGGTCGAAGGAGTCTGCCGAACGAATGCGCGAAGAAGCGGTTCGATTCGCGCAGACTACTGCAAGTGAGAACAAGCAACTCCGTGACTTGGTGAATCGTGGCGAAAAGGTTTTGATTGAAGAGGTTCAGGCGAGAGCACAGAATGATGTTGCTGCCGCCAAGGAAAGAGTGAAGCAGGCTTTGGAAGAGGGTGAGTCGGGTGAAATCGTGGAAGCCCAAGAGGCTCTTACGAAAGCATCCTACGAGGCCCAGAAGTCGGCTGAGTACAAGCCGGTCGCGCAGGCCCAGCCTGCCCAACCTGCACCTAGACCGCCCGTGCGTAAGCCCGATCCGAAGGCGGCGGATTGGCAGGAAAATAATCCCTGGTTCGGAACGGATAGGGAGATGTCTTCTCACGCGATGGTGGTTCACGAAATCCTCGTTAGCGAGGAGAAGATGGACCCGAAGTCCGACGAATACTACGCACGCATTGACGAGAAGATGAGGGAGAGATTCCCTGAAAAGTTTGAAGGTTCCCAGGATTCCCCTGGATCGGATCTTCGTGCCGATGGACCTAGCCCCAGGCCGACCACAGTTGTGGCTCCGGCTCGCCGTAACAACGGTGCATCCCCGAAAAAGGTCCAACTCACGAGGACCCAGGTCGCTCTCGCGAAGCGGCTGGGTGTAACACCAGAAGCCTACGCCAAACAGGTTTTGGAACTGGAGAGAAGTAATGGTTGATGAAACCACCGAGGTCGAAACGACCGAGGACGATCCGCGCACGAACAGGGAACATGCATCTCGGAAAACCGAGACCCGTAGTGAACCCTGGGCTCCCGTCTCTAAACTACCCGTACCCGACCCGCAGGATGGATATACCTTCCGTTGGATCCGCACAGCGATGCGAGGCCAGGAAGATATCCAGAATGTTTCGCGCAGATTTCGCGAAGGTTGGGAACCGGTACGCCTAGAGGACCACCCTGAATTGAAGCTGATCGCCGATATCGAAACCCGATTCGACGGGATGGCTGTTTCCAGTGGGCTGATGCTCTGCAAGATCGCGACTGAAGTCATTGACTCCAAGCGCGAATACCTCCGAAGGGAGGCTGAGAATCAGATGGAAGCTGTGGATCAAAATTATATGAGACAGAATGACGCGAGAATGCCGCTCCTTTCACCGGATCGGAAAAGCCGCGTCACGTTTGGCGACGGTTCCTAGGAGAAGGTCTCCTATTCGGGCCGTCGCCTGAATAATATGGAGAATAACCATGGCTACTCATGGCGGTCTTACGACCGACAGTTCGCTCATCACTGGAGAGTCGGTTATCCGTCCGTTCAAGATTTTGAACGGCGATGAAACCGACATCCTCCAGGGTGATTTGGTAAAGCTGCATGAAGCTGGCTACGTCGAGGCCAGCACGGCTGCAGGCGATGTGGCAATCGTTGGTGTCTTTACAGGTTGTGAATACACAAACTCTGACGGACAGAGGGTCCGTGACAACAAGTACGTTGACACGATTTCCCGTGACGACACGATTGCATTTGTAAATGTGAATCCGTTTCAGCTTTACAAGATTGCTATCGCTAACAGTGATGTTGACACGACTTTGACCCATGCGGCAATCGGTGGCTCGTACGATATCGAGTACAACGCCGGAGATACCACTCTTGGTTTGAGTGGTATGACCATTGATAGTGGCGTTGCCGAGGCCGCAACGGCTCAGTTGCACGTTGTTGCTCTTACGAATAACGACGGTGTTGACTGCTTTACACAAGCAGCCGATACCACATACTCACACGCAATCGTTCAAATCGATCCGAAGACAAGCTTCTGGTTCGAAGTTGGCCTTGCAAGTTAAGGGAAGGAGTAAATAAATCATGGCTATTTCACGTTCACAAATGATGAAGGAACTCCTTCCCGGGCTTAACGCCCTCTTTGGGTTGGAGTATGAAGGCTACGAGAACGAGCACGAAGATATCTTCGATATGGAATCTTCAGAGCGGTCCTTCGAGGAAGAAGTTCAGCTTTCGGGATTTGGATCTGCTCCGGTAAAGTCGGAAGGTTCTGCCATTGCGTATGATACGGCACAGGAGGCTTACACCTCTCGGTACAATCACGAGACCATTGCGATGGGATTCGCGATTACCGAAGAGGCCATTGAGGATAACCTCTATGACAGCCTCTCTGCTCGTTACACGAAGGCACTCGCACGGGCGATGGCCTACACGAAGCAGGTGAAGGCTGCTTCCGTTCTCAATGACGGGTTCGGCGACTTCACCACGGGCGATGGTCAGCCCCTTCTCGACGCGAATCACCCTCGCGTCGATGGTGGGGTAAATGCCAATGAGCCTGCTGTGGCTGCGGATCTCAATGAGACCTCGTTGGAGGCGGCGGTAATTAACATTGCCGATTTCCGCGACCAGCGTGGACTCAAGATCGCGGCACGTC